TTCAATTGTTTTACACGATCAGCTTGTTGATCGAGAGTTTCTTCTTTGACTTGATTATGTTTCTTTAGATCATTGTCAAACTGTTTGTTTGTTGCTTTGTTTATGCCTTTAAAACGCTTGTCGCCTTTGGCATAGTTACCAGAAGCATCAGCTGCTTTGGCAGATGCACCTGCAGCTGTTTTATATCTTGCTAGAAGATCAGTGGATAGTTCATTAACAAGTTCTTCTTTAATATGACGATGCGTGAAGTGAACTTTAGTCTTACCACCATGTTCTTTTTCGACATGGGCTGAAACACCAGATGAATGATGAACTGGATCACTCTTTGATGTCATCTCTTCACGATTGTGATGCATATCAAACTCATTTGGTTTTGAATCGTAACCAGAAGTCTTTTTGTAACCCATCTTTTGTAGATGTTTAAATACTGCTTGGTGATCTGAATCAGTCTCAACATGCTTCATATTATGAATTGCTTTGTTATCACGTTTGTAGGTGCTTTGTTTTGCAGATGAAGACTTAACACCTTTAGAGAAATCAGAGATATGTTTGTTTAACTCAGAAACAGACTCTTCTAGCTCTTCTTTAACTTCAGAACTAATTGCATTTTTAGACTTACCATAAATCTTACTTCTCTTTAAAGAAGATGCAACTAATTCTTGTTCATTTGCTGCTAGTTTCTCTCCACGTCTATGACGAGAAATAAGTTTAGTTAGATAACTGTCTTCCATAAGTTCTTTGTATGTTTTAAGTTCTTCTTTAATACCCATACCTTTACGCACATCATTGTACATAGCATCTTTATGTTCTGGTTTCATTGATGAAGGAGTTCCTTTATGAAACTCTGCTTTATTACCAGATGCTGCATGCTCACGCATTTTACTTGCCGACATTCCTTCAGTACCTTCGGCATCTGGATCTCTCTCACCAGAAGAATGTACTGTTATCTTTTTAAAATTGTAATGACCATGACCAGAATCTTGACCATTATACTTATGTAGTAGATCATGCATATCTTTATGACGATCAGAACCAGCAACTACATGCAGGTGTGTCACACCTTGTTTGTGTAACTCTGCAGCATGATGTAAGATAGTTGGTTTTTCTTTGCTAGAAGAAGATACATTAGTTCCTGGAAATGCATTCTTTGCATGATTAACTTTTTGATCTGCTGAAAGAGGATTCTTTTTAGCATCTTGACTGTGAGAAACAATTAAAGAATGACCAGCACCATGTTCTTTGGCAACATCATGCATCTTTTTAACAACAGCTTCATGACCAGAAGTTACTGGATTCATGCGACCGAATACCATGGCATGGTGCTTTTCAGACCCATGGCCACCCGCATCTTTGGCTTCTTTAAATGTAATCATTTTTTGTATACTTTTAATAGGTTGGCTTTACTAAACTCTTTACGATTAACTAATTTAGTTGGCTCTTCTTTTCCATTGTGCTCATGATTAATAACAAATCCTTCTGGATCTGTTTTGTTATCACCAATGTGATGATCTAATCCACCAGTATGAGTATTTAAACTTTTAACTAATGTATCTTTTGCTTTTGCCAAGTGACTATGCATATTCAATAGATTATCGTAGTGAGACTTATTCTTTTCGATATGCGCTACTTGTGCAGCACCTTCGCCTGTATGTTTTGCCTTTGCAGCATCAGACTTAACACCAGCTGCTTTCTTTTCGTAGTGAGCAGTAACATGGGCTTGTAAACCTTCAGCAGTTGGAACTGTATCTGTTTTAACTGTATGATTAATGTAAGAAGCCAAATGACCAGAATCACCACTATGAGCAGGATGAACAGCATCATACATCTTGTGACCATGAGTATCATGAATTTCTTTGGCAGCAGCCATGTGTTTGTGAAATTGGTCTTGCGCTTCTTTAGGGTAATCTACTTTAGAAGTATCATGATTAGCAGTCTTAAGATGCACGTCTTTATGATCACCGAAGTTATGATTATCAGGATGTGGAGTTACATGCATTGATTCTAAAGATTTCTTATCAGCACCTTCTTTGTGTTCATACTTTTGATGAACAGCAACACCGAATTTAGATTCAGCTGCTTTCTTTGCTTCATCGCCTTTAGCAGTATAAGAGATTGTATTTGGAGTAAACTTAGCAGTGCCTGCTTTTTTATCATGTTCAACATCACCCTCAGAATGCATGATGTCACCTTGGTAAACACCTTTCTTTGGTGTCACTTTTGGTAGATGTTGTAGTGCTGCTTTTAGTTTAGTGGCTAGACCTGGAGCATGACCATGATTCTTATCGATGTCAGCTTCTGTATGATTAATCTTTGGATCTTTATTGAAAGCACCTTTTGTTCCAACAAAGAATTTACCATTACTTGGGTGATGTCCAAAAACAACTGAAGGTGAACCATCAAACTTCATCGTTAATTTACTACTATTATTTCCAGCCTTTGTGTGCTCATGAGCAGACATTAATGCACCATGTGCATGCTCAAAACCTTCATGCCCATGCATCAATGGACGATCCTCAGCATGAGTAATGTGCTTTAGTTTATCACCAGCATCTGAGCCATGGCCAAGTGCATCTTTTTCTTCTTTTAAATATGTTAAAAATGATTTCATTAGCAGTTCCACTTTCTTAGTGCGAGTGCCTTACGAGTAGGCTCGCCATTTGGTTTCTTCATTGCGCCTTCCATGCCACCCATTCTAGCACAGAAAGACTTACGACGATTAGCTGCTTTGCTACCAGCTTTTAATTCTGATGGAGGTGTTGTCACGGGTGCTTGTAAATTAGCACCCTTGGCATTGTATGCATCACGACCTTTTTGAGTCAAACCACCAGTGGAAGATTTATGACCTTTGGCATCAACTGCAGCTTCGAAAAGTTCTTCATCAGAAACTTCCTCAAACTTTTCCCAAACCATTTCTGGATCTAAGTTATGTTGAGTAGCGAGATCACTTACCATCTCTTCAATAAGGTCAAATTGTGCTTCAACATCTTCTTTCATCTCAGAGTACAAATAGTCAGCTGCAGTCTGAATATAATCAGTTGCAAGAGTAATCTTAGATTGAACCCACTCTGGCAAATCAGTGTCTGGCTTTAGTAGATCTTTAATCATATCAGCACAACGTGTTAGCGTTGCCAATTGATTTAGTGCCATGTCACCTTCGTAACCATACTCTTTATTATCTTTTGCTTCATTCGTTTGCGATGCTTTCAATGCTGCTGCAGTTGGAGCACCTTCGCTTCCAGGCTTGCGCATCTTTTCGCCAGAACCAGCTTTAATTCGTTTTTGTTTGGCATGGATGTTGTCCCACAATCCACGCTGGCTTTCTTTGATACATGAATCAGCAGAGCATGGTTTAGTTCCTGGAACTCTTTTATATCCAGTCCAGCAGGTGCATCCTGATTTCTTTGCTTCTTCTATTAGCTGTTTAAATGAAAACATTTTTTATCCTATTTTCTTAGCAGAAGCACGTAAGAACCATGCATGCTTCTGGTGTGTATCTATTCTATCCGCAATAAAATTACAAATACCTTGTTGTTTGTCTGCATTTGCAATAGTGAACACTTTATTTAGGCTAGCCAAGACTTCGTCATTTGCCTTGATAAGACTAGCCAGAATATCAGAAAGAAGTTCTACTCTGGTAGTCTCTTCCTGTAATGTTTTATACTTAAACAGGTCATCTAAACTGACTGGAGCATAATCATCTAACTTACGTAGCAGTTCACCAATTGGATCTACTGAGTTATAAACATCAGTATACAGATCTCCAAAGAATTCATGGAATTGAGTGAACTCTATGCCCTCAATGTTCCAATGAAATTGATGAGCCTTATAGTACATCACTGTTGTATTTGCCAACAGGACTTTGATTGCTGTTTTTAGTTCATCCATTTTTTATATGTTCTTTAAATGTAATTATTTTAACATCTTGTATCCATTTAGATACTAATTTACCAGAGTCTTCTTTTAATAGTAGATGGTTTGAACCACGCTTAACAATCTCATACTTCTTACCATTAGACTCAACAACTTCTCCGACATTAAAGATTTCACCTGAGTGATACATCTCACGAATATCGTCTTTAACTAGATTGATCTGCTCTTTGATTATATCTAAACCAAGACCAGTTCTTATGTCATTCATTAATCTACGACTATCAAGATCTCTAATAGATGATGGTAGTGCTTTCTTAAACTGTTCATACAATCCCTTGGAAGCGAATGAACGAATAGTTTCAGATTCGTCTGGATCGCTTTCTCCAGTATTGATAACAGTAACATTATACTTCTTTAGTGCTCGTGGAACTTCTGCGCCAGTCACTAAAATAATATTTGAATAGTTTTCTTTTAGACTCTTAACGATATCTACCAAATTCTTTTCAGATTCGACAAAGTTGGTCTTAGGAAAAATCAGATTCAAATACTGAAGTTTCTTTTCTACTAATAGTGGATTCTTTTTCGCATCGCTAACAGTGGATGCATAGATTACGTGGTCTGCGCTACGTTGCTCAGCCAGTGCTTTGACAGCCTTTACAATAAGTTCATGACCCACGTTTGGAGGGTTAAACTTACCACAGGCTAGAACTACCGTTTTAGATGGGAGTTCTTTTAATAATTGTTTGTAATCTTTCATTTAATCCATCTGTATAGTATTATATCTTATTTATAATCCTCAATGTTTCATCGAGAACTTTATACCTGTATTGTCGGAATCCTTGGCATTGGCTCCATATGCAAACTTAAATTCAGCGTTAGAAAACAACTTCTTAGAGAAGGTCATCGAGTCGCCAACGAAGTTTAGATAGACCTGTTCAGTCTTCATCTCTCTACTAATGTTATTTAAGATTTCTTGATAGATCTTATTCTTATTCATATACTCGACTAAAGCATATCCCATTGGGGCTAAGATTAAAGAATAGTATTTTTTATAAGTTGGAGTGCTAAAGACTACAGCTAATGAATCTGGACTAGCATTCTTACCCAAGGACTCGTACATCGGAGCATATTCTGTATTGAACATCTTGATTCTGTTGGCTGGAGTTTTACTTGCAGTTGCTATTTTCTGTATAGCTGCAGATACATCTGCAATAGTGAATGCTCCCTTTGCACCAACTATAGATTTTAGAGTAGTGTAAGAGGGTAACTTTAAAGTCTCGAATGCTTTAAGAATTTTTGTAGAAGTATTATCATCAGCACCAGCCAAAGCCTGTAAAACTCCGATGGCTTTCTTTTCTTCTGCTGTTGGTGTCTTATAGACTTTGCCGATGTTATTAACAATAGCACCAATTGATGGAGCAGCACCTGCTTCGAATTTAGCAGATACATCTACGTGAACAGATTTATTACCAACCTTTTTATCAAGATAAAAGTCAACCAATGCTTCATTACTGATAACAGAGAATCCAAACTTTGTATAACCCTTACCGAATGGTTGGGTTAGATACCAACGAAGTGATAAAATTTCCCCAAAGTCTTTACCGATTGCTTGACGATCTTGTGGCTTAATTGAGACCATTGCTTTCTTGGCAGCAGCATTCATTGTGATACTATCTTTAGTGGTTTTATTATCAACAATAGATCTATACAATTCTGTTAAAACAGTTTTGATATCTGCTCCAACTTTAAGATTATCGATACCTGCATACACAGCCTTATCGAATTTAGCAATATCAGTATACCCAGAAGCAATAGTTAAATTTAATTTCTCTGGTGCTAGATCTTTAGTCTTGAGAGTACCCTTCTCAGTAAATGTATTGAGAATGAAACAAGTGGCACCAGTCTTACAATCAGCAATTGCTGTAGTAAGTGTCAGTAACTTTGCTTTGTACTTACCAGAGATCGCCTTCTCATCTGTTGCGCTAATGTCACTTAACTTACCTTTTATACCAGAAGATTTTAGAAGATCTTCCAAAGTTCCTGGATGTGCTACTTCTACAGACTTAATCTGAGTCTGATATCTGGATGTTTTTACAGAAGCACCAGCACCTTTCTTCTTAAGAAAGTCTGATATGTTCTTGGCTGTTAAAGCCATTTCAGGATATTTGTATGCCATATAGTTGATCTTACAATAATCAACTATTTAGGTCAAGTCATTCGGTTGTATTTACGATCCCATTTACCGATTTGATCTATGATCTTTCGAGTGGCCATGTTGTTTCTTAAATCGTAATCAAACGTCTTTAAGAAGAAGTGAAGAGTAGACGAATCTCGTTTCTTTTTATAACGATTCAACAGGATGTTGATTTCTACTCTGGGTCTACGCATCTTAAAATCTAGATACACACAATGCGCATATGCTTGTATCTCATCAAACTCAGAGAGGTATGCTCTCTGTTCATCCTTCTTTGCTATACCCACCTTTTTATATGGTACAACGTAGTTACTCCATGAGTCATCTCTTCTCTCGTACTGCATGAAGTGTATCAATTCGTGCATGAGAGTTTGAATAAATCTCATCTTAAATGCTGTCCAAGACTTATTTGTAAAGGAGAATGAATTGAACCTATCAGTATAGATTTGTATGGTTATCTGTCTCTCATCTGGAGCATATTCACCACCAATTCCTACATAGGTTTCAGTCCACTTTGCTTTAGACTTTTCCTTACGCCATTCGACTTTGGTGCGCCACTTCTTAGCATAGTTGGCAAGACCGACAGAATCGTTCTTATAACGATCTAGATCAATCCAGACTTTTGAGGGTGTGAGTTTAGCTCTGAATGGACGCTCATAAAAGTTGAGCAGTTCCATCCAGTCGTAATTGGCTTTTTCTAGGAAGTTCATAGTTCCCAGAAAGTTCTTGCTTAACTAAACTGTTTCTCCAAGTGCGCAAGTACTTTCCCCTGCTCCTCTAAGTTAGTGTTTACAAACTCAGTAATATAAGGCATCAAGTCAAAGTTTGACAATAGATTACTATATTTAGTCTCCCGACCCTTTAGGAAAGTTTCAGACTGGTCAGAACCCCTATTTTTGTATCTCTGTTCTAACATAGGTTTCGGGACTGCCAAATAGACCACTTGCAATTCGGTATTAGGTAACTCCATACAAAACTCTAGGAATGACTGGTTGAAGACTCGATCTCCCTCGAAAAGGATATTGCAGTTATTAGACTTAACCCACTCTTGGAGGTTTGGTTGGACTGCCATCGAAAGCCGATCTGTTCCAGCAAAGGTTTCACCCTCATCATATTTACCAAGGATGTATAGATCTCGTTCGGTATTATAGGATGCTGATACCAACTTGGCTGGTTCACCTACAATCCACTGTTTATTTTCCATAAATTTACGAAACAGTGTAGTCTTACCAGTTCCAGGTTGCCCACCAACTGCGATAATCTTTCTAGTCTTAGTGGGGTTTCTAATCAACTGAACACTAATCTCGTCAACTACTCCAAATTTATCAAACATTTCTGACTTCCTTTATTAAATCCATCAATTCTTCTTTATTAAATACCCATACTCTTCCACGAAAAGATATAGTATCTGAGTCAAGATCTTGCTTCTTCGTGAATCTTGCTTTGTTAATTATACTTTCAGAAATCTTCTTAGACAAATTTTGTTTAATGATGTCGTGGTAGTCTACAGTTTCTTTCAATTTGGCAAGTTCAAATGTTGTAACTTTATGTTCAACGACAACTTCATTCATATCAAATTGATCTAAAACTTCATCTACAGGTTTTTGTACACTTATGGTATTTGTAGTATAAGATCCACTTGCTGCAACAGTGCCTGTATTCATTGCAGTATTGATACTGAGAGTCCCACCATTTGAAAATGGTTGTAAACCTGTACCAGTCACAATCATATTATCACCCCAGTTGGGCTGTGGTTTATTAATAGCCATTAAAAATTCTCCAATCCAATTAGTATAGATTCTTCATCATTAAACATCCATTCTAAATTTTCTAATTTACCTGAATTCAGGAAAGAAGAAAACCTTTCTTTATCGATACCACGTTTATGGTCTAATCTAAAATCAATTGTTTCTTCACGTGCTTGCCAAAGAACATCCCAATCAATACCATACCAACTATCATTCTCTGCTTTAACAATCTCTTCAGCCTGACGATCTAGATAGTAACCAAGGTAACGTCCATGGTGTTCTCTGAATAGTTTCTTAAAAGAACACAAGCAGGTTTCCATGGTAAAGAAATCAATCTGTCCTGCTAAGTCAGGGAATCGTCTTTTACTTTCTTCCAGAATTTCTTTTGCATGTACTTCGAGGTTTGAATACTCCATATTACTGAGTCTTCGATCACAATCGGATTCTTGTCCAAGGGCATACAGAAGTCCATTACGATGACTACGGGAACCATCATAATCGTCCAGCATGAGAGAAGTAGGATTAACAGAGATGCCAGCAGTATGTTTAAGATGCTGTAAGTAAAACCAAGTGGAATAACGACCAAATTTATGCAGGCTCGACTTAACCCCATCCCACAGTCTATCAAAAGTGTCTTCCTCTGATGATGCATAAAAACTTTCCATCCTATCACGTTGTGTTCCACTTCCTATAAATTTTTGGTAAGACTCGAACATGGCAGGAAGATGTCCTTTGTTCCACTTTGTATCAGTTTGATATCGTAGTCTCTTATAGTTAGCTGTATTCCATTGAGTGATTCTATCAACTGTTGCTAATTCATAATCAGGAAACTCATTCATTAGTACCCATGCAGTTTGCAACTGGTATGTATTACCATAAAGCCATGCAAACCAAAGACGCTGTTCATCATTGTGTTCATATCTTTTATTAAGATAGTTCGTTGCCCATACTGCTGGATCACAATCATCATACTTCAATGACCATGCGTACCAGCGTATGAATGCTTCTTTACGATTTTCTTGTAAACGATAATCCATTATAAAAATTCTTGTAGTGTTGGTTGATTCATAAGAGCATCTCGTAGCCATGCTGTACCAACTGCATCAATTGCTGTTTGAGTTTTTTCTTTCTTCTTGTCACCCCATTTATATAATTCTAATCCTTCTAACCTAAACTGATCTTGTGCTTTGCTTGGTGGCAGAGCAGAGGATGGATTGATAATAGCATTATTTCTGTAGCTAATTTGCTCTTGCCTAGTTGAGAATAATGGTTGGTCAGAACGTAACGAGCCAGTCGGGTCAACTGCCCAGAAGATGAGTCCATTGCGATAATGCCATGTGACTGAAGAAGGTGTGCAAGAGATTTTAAGTCGTTTAGACTTTCGTTCTTCGACTGCGTATTTAATCCATGCGTCCCAACACTTTGATGCGTATCCATTTCCTTCTTTTCCTTCGAGTGTTACGATCTCATACAGGTTGGCATAACCATCACGATTGAATGTAGCAAAGATTAAACAAACAACATCACCATTAACTTCATAAGCCATTGGTAATGCTTTGTCATAATTGTGAAACCGATACCATAATGAATGTGCAGCCGATAAGAATTTTGTATTCTTACCAGCTGGACTATTTGAAATAATGTTTTCTACTTTTGCTAAATCAACTAATATCATTTTTGGTAATCTAATGCATCTTTAATATCAACTCGCTCAATCGTCAATGCAAGGTCACCATCAAATGTATTGTAATGATTCATAAGAACATTAACTGGAAACCCTGCAACCTCAGCACGTTTTGGAACATCTGCCGTAGAGGTAATTATACTCCCACATTCAATACTTGTCAAGTATAATGGACGTTTACCATTACGATAGAATCGCAACTTACGATCTACATAAAGTTCACACACTGCCATAGATGCATCTGGGAACTCTCTGAGTGGGTCATCTGAATGTAATACTAACTCAGAGTCATTCTTAGTTTCAAATGTGTAAGGATAAATGTTACCCCAGTTCTCAGGAAGTTCTTGTGTAATAACTCCATTATGAACAATGGACTTCAATTCATTTGCTAGCGGTTGATTATAAGATAAATCGCTAGTGCTATATCTACAGTGACCAATAAGGTAAAGAGTACCATCGTCATTAACCATCTCCTTCATATTATCAATATGCATATGAGTATCAATAAATCTATCAGATGGCATTGCTTCTTTGATAGTTACAACTGACTTACTCCAATGCGGTAAAAAAGATATACCTGTCGCATGCATTCCTCGAATCTTAGACTCAAGGAATACTCTACGAATCATTTCAAAATCCTCATGACGAGGATTCTTTAACACAGCACCAATTATGGAACACATTATTAGAAAAACTCCTCAAGAGCACCTTTGGTTGTAGGATGATATTTAGCAAGCATATCTTCACCACCCTGTTTAGCACTCAAGAAGTCATACCACTCTTTCTCATCCCACATACCTGCAGTAACACCATTCCAAAGATGGCGATCTTTATGTTCTGGGTGTTCTTTATTTAACCTGCGTCCCTCTACATATTCATAGCGTGCATCTTCATATGCTTTGCTACCCAACTCGAGCATCTTTTCTCTGAAGTAAACAACAAGACTAATACGCTCTGAACCTTCTGGACAAACAATCGGAGTATTACCATGCATAACTTCGTGATTGTTGATAAGAAGCAAATCACCTGGACGTGGATTAACTGCAACACGATACTCAGGAGCAATCAGATATCCACCAGTATACTTACCATCATTAGACAATGTCAATAGATTCGACAAACCTTCATTCAAGTCACCTGCATCGTAGTGAGCAGCAGTTCTAAATGTATTGTTAACAGTGATAGTTGTGAATGGAGTTTCAGGAACTAAGAATGCTGAATCAAGTTTGTTTGCTGCAGACATCTGCGCTGCAAAACGCTCTGGAAGATATTCCTTAAATCCTTTAGATAGTTGCTGAAGGAATGGATATGACATCTTAAACTTTTCAAAGTTATTTGCAGTATAAGAAGTAGCACGACCATAAGGGATACGTGGGTAACGATCGAACCAACCAGCAATGCCAGAAAGAACTCCATTAGCATAAGTTGTTGGACAAACATATTTCTTTTGAATGCGCAGGGATTCGTAATGTTGTTCTGTATCTGATAGTTTGCTTGTCGCTTCAACCCACTTCTCGAAATCAAAACCATCTTTCTTAACTGCTTGGATACCCCAAACATTATTTCGTGTGGATGGTTTCTGAACAGCGTTTTTATATTTCTGACGAATCTGTTCAACTGGATCTTCACCAAGCATAGCCTTTGCTTCTTCAAAGTATTCTAAGATGGCATATTCATACTCAGTAACCCACTCACGATTACCCAATTTGTCGCCACGTGGTCCAGCTGCTTTACCTCTGTTCTGAGTTTCAGTTGCTGCATCTTTCAGACCAAGATATGCTTGATCTTGTTGCTCTTGTGTGAAGTAGTTCTTACGAAACTTTAGAACAATACGCTTCTCACTGTAAGGATCTCCACCATCAATTGATGATGGCATGTAAACATCAGTATCTTCTTCGATGAGATGATCATAATGAGATTCGTCTACGAATGTTCCTTCTAACTTTGAACAATCAAACTTTTCTTTTGCTACGATAACTTTTACCATATTCTCTCCTAAAACTTAAATCCGCTAAATTTTTCTTCAGTATTCATTCTCTTACCAAATGTACCTTTGTCAAAAACTGGACCATCATCTTCTTGACCAGAGTCAGACAATCCAATTTGTGCAGAGGCTTCGACATCATACAACCTCATTTTAGATCTATCAATCCCAACTACGAATCTTTTAAAGTAACTAGGATCATTATACCTGTTTTTTAATTGCTTGACAATTATTTGATTCAACTGTTCTAATTCTTCATTGCTAATCAATGCAACCATAAAGTCAGCAGTTGCTGGTAAGCCGAATGACTCTGAAGTATCTTCGAGTCCTGGATCAGAGTTTGTGAATCCAGATCGAGTAGTTTGTGTAGCCGATACAATCGGAACATTATACTCAACTGCAAGACCCCTTAACTCTTCTGCAATACTCTTAATATATGTATAAGAGTTAACACTTCCACCTTGCTTCATGCGTTGAGACGCACAAATGTTCAAATAGTCAATGAATATGATGTCTGGCGCATATTCTCTCTTCAACTTTAATTCTTCCAACAATGCTCTGAAGTGACCAGAGTGTGCGCCAGCAGTTGGATATTCTTTAATGATCAACTTACCTTTAGTCTTTTTAGCAATCTTATCAATACGATTCTCGTAAATATCTTTATCGATAACTTTCAACTCATCCATAGTAAGGTTCAGTAAGTTTGCATCGATACGTTCTGCGATTCTTTCTTCAGCCATCTCCATAGTAATGTAAAGAACATTCCTACCCTGAGTCAATACTCCTGCAGCCATGTGACACATGAACAGAGACTTACCAACACCAGTACCAGCCAATACAATGTTTAAAGTTTTCTTACTCAATCCACCTTTGGTGATTTTGTTAAAAATATCCAAATCGAAAGGAACTTTTTCTTCAACCCTGTGATAGAATTCATAACGACTTGTATGGTCATCGATGTAATCATGACCAACATGGTTATCGAAAGACACAGCAAGAGCATCACTAAGAATAGAGGGAAGAGCATCACTTGTATGGGTTTTATCCCGACCATCAATAATTTGGATTGATTTAAGAATTGCATTATATACAGCCCTGTCTTTACAAAATTTCTCGGTGTTTTCCATCAACCAGTCTTCATTGACTGGTTCATTGCTGATGTTTTTTATGTATTCATTAATGTCTGACAGTTCTTTATCGTTTAAGTCTTTCCTGTTACCTACTTCAATTGATAAAATCTCTTTAGTTGCTGGCTTGTTATATGTTGTGAAGAATTTAATTACTTCAGTTGCAAGGACAGCTTCGTTTCGTTCAGAGAAATAATCTTTTTTAATAAATGGGATAACTTTACGACAATACTTTTCATCATGTATCAGACTGCTCAGGATCTTCTGTTCTATTCTCATCAATTCCACCAGTGTATGTAATGCTATTTTCTTGGAGTTGCTTAGTGATCAAGTGTTGGAGAATGTGACCAATGTATATTTCAAATTCATCGTCATCATAACTAACACCTGAATCTTCTAGGATGTCATATTCAAATTTCATATGAACCTTCTCGGTTCCTTCTTCATCAAAAGAAACTTTTCCATAGGTATAGATTATACCTTTGTATGGTCCATCAGTCAAACGTAATGCGTCGAGACCAGTCTTCCTATTCTCGACTACTGTAACTGGCGGTTCTGCAAGATGTTTATTCATCGAACTCTAATGCTTCTAGTGCAGTATCTAATTCATCACGCATCATTACTTCGCCCTGACCGATTGAATATTTGTTCTTGATAAAATCATAGAACGACTTACTTGTAAGAATTGGCAACCAGAACTCTTTTGAGTCTGTATCTTTGATGCGATATTTCTTGTCATCGATCTCACCAGTTTCTTTGTTTACCTTTTGATACCAACCATTCGATGGCTTGATGACATGTCCTGACTCAAGCGCCACGTCAAGTAGACCAGACCACTTAGATAGACCACCATCAAAAGATACACTAACAGGGATTTTGGATTTTTCTTTGACATAACGACTTTTCTCCACGTTGATGATAAAGTTGTAACCTACAATCTCTGTGCCTTCTTTCTCTTGCTGACGACCAAGAATGTATACGTTATCTGCGGAATACATTGCACCAGTACCACCACCAACGATTGCTTTAGGGAACATACCAATTTCCATGTAGGTGTGATTAACAACAACCAGTGGAATGTCTTTTAAGTTCAGATGTGGTGTAACCATACGGAACAAACTCTTTAGTTGTTTTGCTCTAGTCATATCACCAACAGACTTACCTTCCATAGCATCTTCAACTTCTTTCTTAGAAGCAAGATTACCAATTGAGTCAATTACAATAATCAAATGCTCACCACGCTCAACTTCAGATAGTTGTTGCATGATGTCAAACTTCAATTGTTCTACATCGGTAAGGGGAGTGTGCACAACACGTGACGTGTCGATTCCGAAAGTATCAAAGTAAGACTGAGGAGTACCGAACTCAGAATCGTAAAAAAGTAAAGCAGCATCTGGATATTTGTCAAGATAAGATTTTGCCATCAGTAAACTGAAAGCAGTTTTAAAGTGTTTCGATGGACCAGCCCACATTGTAATACCTGGAGTGAGTCCACCATCAAGGCGACCTGATAAGGCTACGTTGATAATTGGAACAGAAGTAGGAATCATATCCTTCTTCTTAAAGAACTTTGATTCAGAAAGAATCGCAGAGTCTTTGATTGTGGAATTCTTTTTAATTTTGTCTAAGATGCTTGCCATATTATACCTTTAGAAATTCTAACAACTGTGTTTCAGACAATGATCCAACAACACGCTTTAATTCCTTTTCTTCTTTGTCTACTAGAACCATAGTTGGAACAGATCGAATATTAAAGTCTTGCGCCATCATAAGATTTTCATCAATGTTTACGTCTTCAACTGGAACTGTAACTTTATCACCAGCACCTTTGATCACCATTGTCAATCCTTTGCATGGACCACACCATTCAGCATAAAATTTAAGAACCTTCATTTATTTCTCCACAACAGCAACAATGTTTTCCTCATCGATAATGACTCGCTGTGCGTCACCAATTTTAACGACTTGGGCTTTATTCCATTCGATGTAAACTTTATCTCCAACTTCTACCATGGTTACATCTGGTCCAATTGCAAGGACTGTTCCCTGTTTGGAATCTCGTGCAGATGTAGTACCATCTAAGATGATTCCTGCTTCAGTGGTTTGATCTACTTTATTCTCTGCAACAAGAACTTTTTTCTTCAATGGCTTAACTATCATTTATTCTCCTAAAATTATATTATACTCTATGTATAATTACAAGACAACTATGGATTAGACTTAGAGTGTGGTACATCGAACACAAATGTAATTCGTGTACAGTCACCTGTGTTTTCAGTTCCATGCATAAGTTTATTATTGAACCAGAGCAAAGTTCCAGGTTCAACATCTACATATTCATCACCGCAAAAGTATCTATACGTACCTTGGATTGATAGATGGTATCGATCTCTTGTAAGATAATAAGTCCCATGATCAATATGTTTTTCTACACGTTCACCAACTGGCAATGCTAGGAATCCACAACGACTAAATTTCTTAAAATTTCTTCTCATGAATCCTACAACTTCTGTATGATTAGCAATCGCTCTGGTTGATATACATATCTCAGTGTTACCAACAAATTCGTCTTTGTTTGTAACACCTCCCATGACTAATTGCAGTGTACCAACTGGCGCAAATTTCCATCCAGATTGAGTTGAGTCACCGATATCCTCAATTCGTTTTTGATGATCCCAGTCAGTTGGATGTTGTTGAAGTTGCTTCAATATCTTTGAAACATTGATTCCAGTTTTAATTATTCTAATGTTGCTCATACTCTTGGTCCAAGAATCCATCCAACTATACTTCTTCTAAAGCCACTGGTGACAGGAGTGACTTCGTGTAACATTCTAGAATCAAAGAATGTAATTGATCCATATTTCTTGTTTGCTGTATATGTAGTATTACCATCATAGACTAGAACTTCACCACCTTCATACTCTTCTGGTTTAGACATCTGCATAGAAAATGATAACGATCTTGTTAATGCATTATCTGTATTTACAGCATCTGGATGGACTCCATAAAATCCTTCATACAAAGAATCATACTCTGCAAACTGTAATGCTTCTATACCATATAAAACTTTGTTAAAATTAGTAAGGTTTACATGGTGAATTGCTGTACATAACTTTTTATAGAAAAACTCATATTCAAAGAAGTCCAAGAAACATACATTAGACTTTCTACGTTCGTGTGCTTTCTTGACCATCTTTTCGTAGTCTTCTACATTCTTTGGATCAGTATATCCAACAATAGCAGCAGTTGGCTTCTCTGTGTTTAAGCAACTTCTAATATAATCAAGTTCCTTTAAATCAAAGAAGTCATCAACAGAAAGAACTACACGTCTGTCTTGTATGTTTACTAGTGGGTAGTATGAATGTTCAGCCAAAAAAGTTCTCCAATGAACTTTGTTCTTGAGTCTTCCAACCCAATGGTTCGATTACAATTTGAAGTGCGTCCAAGAATACTTTCTCGAACTGTTTGTCATAATCTATGTATGATTCCAATCCAAGTTCCTTTGGAAGTTGTTGCGGGAATGCAATGATATCTTCTTGTAATGGATTTGGTTTTTGAACATAAACAAACTTGATCTTATCACCATCTCGAATCGCTTGGTACTTTTTATCTAGTCCCATCTTTTTAGTATAGTGATTATACAACAAAGAACCACGAACATGGATTGGAGTTCCCTTTGTATAAATCGGAGAACCTGCATACTGCTTCATACCATTAACACCACGTGGGAATGCTATGTCTTCGATCGGTAATTTGACAAACTCTTTTTTAAACTCTGTGACATACGTGTGTAGTTTCTTTTCATCTCCCGAGAGAATAACTTGTAACGAATCTTTGAGTTTGTCACGAATAACAGCAGGTGTACTCGACTTGACCATTTCCAAACCCATAACTTTGATCTTAGGCTTCTCATACTGTACACCTTCTGAATTATGAACATTAATAACATAGCGTTTCTTGGCAGTCCAGATTGCCTTGTCAGCAAGAACCTCTCGCTTCATCTGCATCTTTTGACTATATGCATTCATATAATCAGCCAACTCTTGGTAACCTGAATCAATGAATGGTTGGAAAACATCTTCGCAGATCTTATCCATAAACTTGATCTTTTGTTCTGTTGTCTTACCTTCACAGGTTCGTTCAACAAGTTCTTCAAGAGTTAGATAGATCGAGTCAGTGTCAATCGCAATAACAAAATCTTTACCTTCGGTCTTTAAAGTCTTGTTAAGGAATGCATTCAACTTATTAGCCATCCAACGAATAGACAACTGACCAGAAGTAGTAATTCCTTCAGCCATACGAATATCGAAATAGCGGAAGTACTGATTACCCATGGCACCATAAGCAGAGTTCAATGCAATCTTCATCGCCATCTGCAGATTGTTTAAGCGAGAGATATCCTTCAACAAATGTTTCTTTGTTTTGTCTTTCTCGTATTCCTGTTGAACCTTTAGCATCTGTTTCTTAAACTTGCTTCGGTCAGTATACATCTTCTCCATCAACTCAGGCATGAACCCTTTGACTTCTTTAGTGTAAGTCCATCCATTCGCAGTGACACAAAGATCTCGTTGCTTTGCATACGAAAGATCAATCTCTTTGTTAAGCAACTTCTCTACATTGACTGGCATCTTCTCAGACGTTAAAGTCTCTGGGCTGATGTTGTATTGCATGATCAAATGCGGGTACAATGAGTTCAAGTCAAAGGAAGCCACCCACTTATGCATACCAACAAGTGGATCTTTAACATACGCACCTTCAAATTGTGCATCTTTACCAGAGTGTGTTTTAGCAGGAATGACAATATGACGAGCACGTAAATGATTATAGATGATAGTATCCCACATACGAACCTGTGAGTAAACATCTTCTGGATTAATCTTTGCAGCATACGCCATGGTCAGGTGCAACTCTAAAAGTCGCATCTTGTCTTCGAGTTTGTCAACCAACTCTACGTCATGGATGTTATACTCAACAAATGCTTGCCAATAGTTAGTATAGAAATCTTTGAAGTCAACTCCAGGATTCGGTTTCTTTTTGTCAGCAAGTTCTTGCTCAGCGATATAGTCGAGGCGATATGATTCCTGTTTTGAATAGGTATACTTCTTGTAGAGTTCAAGATAATCTAGCTGAGAGATGCCAATGATATCGTAATGAAGTTCTTCATTACCTTTAATGAATGTCTTTCTCTCATTGATCATGCCCCATGGAGAAATTTTCTTAGAAACATCTGCACCAAGTTCACGATCAATCCTACGAATAAGATATGGCATATCGAAGAAGTCGGTATTCCAACCAGTGACAACATCTGGATAATTGTCTTGCCAGAAAAGCATAAACTCTTTTAGCAAATGTTGTTCATCACGACAAGTGATATAGACTACATCGTCACGATTATGCACGAATGGTTTAGAACCAAAAGTGATAATGCGCTTTGACTGTAGATCTTTGATGGTGATTAGAAGAACTTCTTCATTGGCAAGACGAACATCTGGGAAACCATTCTCTGTAGAAGTTTCAATGTCAATTGTAAATACTTTGATCTGTTCCATGTCCCAGTTAACAGTGTCATAGTTGTCACTGATATACTGATATGCATAGTTGGTATTACCATAAACAGCAAAGCCTTCTACCTCATCATATCGTTTGACGAAGTCTCGAGCATCTCGAATGGATCCAGGTTTAATTTCATCAACGAAAATTCCCTCCAGTGTTTTCCACTTGGAGGGTTTGTTTGATGTTACATAAAATGTTGGTTGGAAATCTAGTTTACGTTTGTAAGGTTTCCCCTTTTCATAACCTCGAATATAGATCTTGTCTCCAATCGGATGAACCGATGTATAAAATTCCATTACCAGCTACCCTCATCTACAATTCGTTGTTTAAACTTACCGTAAAGACCATTGAGTTCAACGTCTACTTCAGCATCAATAAGTTGACCAATACCAGAGGATTGATCAGAATAGATTGTTACATAACCAGCACTAACTCTAAGGCTTGCATTTGGGTTAAGTTCATCTACGAGTTTGAGAATCTTTTCTAAAGCATCACGATGTAAAGTTATTTCTTGTGTCATAATATTTTATTTGCCATTCTTAAAATTTTAACTTGATCACTTGGGGCGAGGTATGCTCTAACTGCGACTTGTCTTGATAGGTCTATTGGATTATCATAATAAGTAAATTCTACCAAATTATTCTCAAGCATAAACTCTGCCATCTGATGGATTAACTCAGACTTCAGCTTGTCTCTGGCGTCTGGATCTCCATCTTCCAATAGAGTCTTCCATTCGTAAGACATTCTGGCACGACCAACCACCATCTTTCCACCAATGATATAATCATATGTTTGGAATACTATATCATTTACCATACATCAACATCATAGCATCTAATGCGCAGTCATGAACAGGATGATGTTTAATCACATCAGTTCGGTTGAACAAAGGATGATCAATCTCGCAGTAACCATTTGTAGTTCCATAAAGGATATCTACTGCTGTTCGAACATCTCTCCACATAGCATATCCTGTAAGTACTTGCATGTCAACTCTAGTTGACAGCGAATCAATTGCCATTTGGTCAAGAGAACCACGTGCCCACATTGTTTGATTCTGAGCATTTGGAACCTTGTTCATATAGTTATGCAATGTAGTGATAGCATCTTCAGCAAGCATATCGTCACCAGAAGGTTTAAACGAAACTTTATGAACATATTCGTGTTGGTTCTTCCACCACTCAAGTGTTCCAACATCAACAGATCGTTTTAATCGTTCAATCTGATCCTTGGCATTTAACTTAACAAAGCATGCATTGTCCAATAGATCTTGGTAGGTTGGACGTTTCTCTGGATCAAAATGAATCAATGCAGCAGATAGAATTACACAGGTAGACTCTACTCCTAGAGTCTCCACATCGAACATAAACATTACCAGTCCCTTTTGTAGCCAACTTCAGTTACAAATACTTTAATCTTCTTGTCGTCATCCCAAGATTTGCAATACTCATTATCAATATCGCACAATGGTACAATTTCTTCTTTAGTAATCTCACGACTACTAACAATAGTTTCGCCAAGATACAACTGAGAAAATTCTTGCATTTCTTCAGATGTTACTGTATCTAGTGCCCACTGCTCTGCCGAACATGGATACTCCTGCTCATTATGATTGTCTGGTACTTCGATAATGTAACGCATACGATACTGTGCAATGCAATCAACCAAAACAAATTTACTCATCAATCATCTCCTTAGTTAAAGCCAGTGAATTCTTCAATGCTTTCTCAGCAACTCGCAATCCATATTCCATCTCATAGATCCTGCGTTTAGCAAGAGTCAACTCACGATTAGTTTGTTGATTTTGTTCATACAACTCTGTAGTATCTTTCTTGAGTTTCTCAACCCAAGTAGTTACTTTATGTATAGTAACCCAAGTGCCATCAGCAAGTTTAGTGTGTCCATCACGAATACGAAATTCGTCAGTCCATCTATCATTCAGTTTGTAACTTGGCATTGGTTCGAACAAAAACAATTCTTGTTCTTCCAATTTGTTTAGAACGAGAGAAAAGTTTTGTTCAATAGTTTCTTTACCGTAAAACATTATTCATCTCCTTCATCTTCATCAGACTGATATTCTTCAGTACGACCAGCCATCGCTGCATGGATATCGCAAAGAGTACGATGCCAACCATCAGTATAAGTTTTACCTGGACTACCGCATTCTTCACATGTGCGATAACTAAAATTCTCAGCAATTGAAATATAATTCCAGTGCTTATCAGTTGCTCCATTAACATAGAAACGAAGTCCTCCGAACTTTTCTTTTACTTGAGAAGCCACTGGAACCTTTGCAGTTTCTTCATCAAGTTTTACTTTGGCTTCATCAATCAGTTCTTGAGTGACAATTTTACCGACTGGATCACCATTATCTCTGAATCCAAATGTTGGTTGGCCAACTTTATCTTTAATCGATTCATAGCGACTTTTCGCTTGACGATAATCGCCAGTCAACATCCCGCAAAGAACATCAAGGATATTATACCAACCATCACCATGCGAGAAACCCCAACACATGGCGGTGTGTTGCATATTCTCATGACGATCTTTAAAGATCAGAGGATACTTTGCACACAGTGCTTCGTCTAGTTCTTTACGCATAATTAATCTCCATACCAAGTTCGGTGATCTTCAGCCACATGTTCCATACCATCATACTCATCGATGTGCCACTTAACATCATCAGGAATTTCCACAATAGCGATCTCTGCTGCCCAACTATTTGCTTGGTCTTTTATTTCTTCAATGACTGCGATCAAGTCTGGGTCAGAACGATCTTGATAATAATCATACGCACTGATATATGTGTCATCACATGGCTCAATACCTGCTTTGTAGTAATCAAAATCATCACCACGGAATTTAAACTTCGCTGGAACTTTTTGAAATCCTACACCCTTACGCTCGAGCAACTTCTCGAATGCTTCATTCGAGATACCGAACCCACCAAAACAACGATTGATTGCTACTTTCATTTTATATCCTTTGATTTATCTGCGATATCTTTATCATTACGAATTTCAATGAACACTGGAAGAAACAATGAGTCTTCTCCAGCCTTATTCTTGATACGACTATTATACTTCACTGCCACGATTTTGTCAACTAAATTTTCTTTCCAATATTGCTTTCGTTGTGCATCATTGAAACCAGATCCTACATTTACCTTTACAATTCCATCTGCAGACTCACATATAATTGCACCAAGCATACCTACTGCTTTACCTTTACCTTCTTCGACTGCAACAATCTTAAGATCGCATTCAAGTTCTCCCTTAAATTTAATCTGAGTCTTGCTTCGTTTGTCTTCCCAAACACCAGCACCATCCTTAAGAATGATACCTTCAAATCCTTCTGCAAGATAACCTTGGAAAATCTCTTGTGCTTCTTCCAGAGTTTCCACAATGGTTGATGTCACATTCCAGATCTTCCTCCCATCTGACTTTTGTTTGGCAACAATTGCCTGCAGTGTAGAGTATCGTTTTGAGTATGGACTTCCACAGTATCCATCAATGAATTGTACGTAAGGAATTAAATCCCAAACAGTTGCATGAACCAGTGCTGCTTCTTTGGCAGAGATTGTGCCTTTGTTTGCTTTGTTCAAGATGCCATTACCAGTCTGCCTGTCAGCAAATTGGTGGTCACCCTCAAGCATTACAAGTAGTTCACCATCAAAAACACAATCAATAGAACCAGCAAGAGAAATAAATTCTTGCTCCAAATTGCCAAGTAGTAAAATTTCTTTTCCATTTCTACTCCTAAATTCACACTTACCATCTCTGACGATTGCGTTGAAGCGCATGCCATCCATCTTCATTTGTGCGTAGGCTGGGAATTTAATCTTGTCAACCAACTTCTGTTCGAATGGACTGCATAACATGCATGGGTATTCAGGAATCAAACCAGACCAAACTTTGTTGGCAGTAGATACATCAACACCACACTTCAAATCTTTGGAGATGATTCTTTCCAGTACCTTAGCATCATCAGCTGATACGGATGAGAGAAGCATACGGAGATATTCAATTGCTGCATTACCAGTCACGACTCTTTCTTTCAAGTCATACAATGCAAGCATGGCTTGATCAAGACTTGTTTGATGTTTGTCTGTGGTGTACTCAGGAATCTTGCGTTGATAGAATTGAGTGAATGGATCCAGAGCCAAGCGAATGACCTCACGCAAAACTTCGTTATCGCTGTTAGCGTTTAGTTGCTCGATTTTGAAGTTGCGTGAGGCATTTGCTGCTAAACCATCTAAAAATTTATTAATATTCATTTGTGTTTCAGTTCCTTAAATTTTCTATATCTCATATCAAAACGAATTGGCTTAATGAATTTCTTCACTACACCAGTGTCCACATTATAGAAGGCAACCATCTTTGATTTATCATCAGTCAAATAATAGATGTGGTTGGATACATTCCCAACCCAATCTGGAGTTGTCTCTTGGAAAACTCTCATGCGGTTTTCCTGAAGTAACCATAAGGGAGACCCTGCGTGAAACAGAAATACTCATGGTCGCCATTAGCACCTTCAGCATCCATCAACCATGCAATGACACGTTCACGATTAGTGCCAGTGTGCATGAGATTGAGTACACGATCTTCAAACTCAATGATGGCTTTGGCTTCGGATTCTTTGCGAGCAATTTCTTCAAGCATAATAACATGACCCAACTGAATAAACTCAGCTTCAAAGTCTTTCAGCGTCCACATGCTGGTATCGATACCACGAGGACGCACACCATAGGCATCCTTGTACATATCCCAATACTGGCATTGTGCTTGTTCCAACTCAGACATTTCTTCCCATGATAGCATATCGATCTCCTGATTAAATCAAACTGAATGTAGACTTGCGTGGAGCACCAGCAGGAAAACCAGAAGTGCCCTGCACGAACCCACGTGAAACTTTACCACGCATTTTCTGCTTTGGTGCTTTGCGAGATTTTACAATCTCAATCGAGCCACCTTTGCGCAAGAATGCTTTGACTTGCTTTTCGGTTTCTTTAGCCAACTGGGCTTTGGATTTGTAGATCACATTCATCATAAAGTTCCTTTTCGATTCATCATAAGATCTATTATCGTCCAAAACTGCATTAAAGGCAACAAGTATTTTGCAATCCCCTACTGTGGGTGTGGTTATCCGAGAGTAAGCCTAAAGGTTTACTTTTTGTAAGTTGTTGATTTATAAGGGATTTTTTAGCCCCTAGGAAGGGCTAGAAGGCTCTAGGACGCTAGGGAAGGGTTTAGCCCCGACTTAGACGCTAGGAAGGCTCTAGGGGTGTCTAAACGTCCTCTGAAACTAGGAATTCAATGAAGTTTGCAGCGAGGGTTTCGTTCGGGAAAACCTGAACAATCGTTCGGTCTTGTTCGTAAACATTTTGAGCAATCACCATGATCTGCTTATGTTTAAAGACTGATACTTTGAGAAGCCAACTCCCTCTTCTAACTAAGAAGAATGAGATTAGGTTTGGTGTTAATTTGGCTTTCATCATACAAATTATTTAGGGATCCGAAGACCCCTAAAATTGTATGACTTATCTACCTATTCTTTTCGAAGCAGCATCTGCTCTGGCATGTCTAGCCTCAATGAGTGCTTCAAGAAGATTAGTGAAAAACTTTTTGATTGATTTCATAGGATGTCCTCATTCAATAATTGTTTTTCGCTTTTAGACTTTACAACAATCTTCTTTGGCTTCTTAGCATCTGGAATCAAACGCTCCAAGAAAATCTTAAGCATGCCATTAAAGAGTTCTGCATCTTTAACTTCAACTTCATCATTCAAAGCAAACGCTCGACTGAACGCACGATTTGCAATACCTCTGAACAAGAAATTATCTTCAGCTTCTTCGGTTTTGATGCTACCACGAACAGTCAACTTACCATTCTCCATTTCGATATCAATGTCAGATTGACCAAAACCTGCCACAGCCAACTCAATGGTGTAGTTGTTCTCATCTCTCTTGACGATATTGTATGGTGGATAGTTAGGAATGTTCTTGGACATGTCGTCATGAAATTTCTGTAGACGATTAAACTGCTCATCGAAACCGATAAGAAATTTGTCCATATCTTTAGTGCCCCAGAATGTGGGTGTGAAATTGTTTCCCATATCAATCTCCTTATTGTTTAGCAAATGCTTTTTTGGCATCGAATGTGTAAGCTGAAAGACCAAGAGACGTATAAAAGTCTACATGTGCTTTAGCCACGATCTTTGCGAAAGAAGATTGCGCTTCAATAAATTGATTAAGTGGTTTTTTGAGTTCTTCGTTTTTGACGCAGGTCTCAACGAATTTAGTTTTGATTCCTTGGAAAGAATCGATGGCTGTGTTAATGTTATTCAACATTGTTTTGCTCCTATTAAGCGAGTTGGAAAACTCTCAAGCAAATCCCCGAAGGCGAAAAGAAGAGAGCCGTGTTAAAATACTGGTTACGAGTTCCAGCGATGTCGTTCGTCACATCCGCTTTACCAACGATTCGTACTTTAGTGGTCCTAAGGCGAATTGGTTACGCAGCAGGTAGTTCTGCTGCTGCTTGTGCAAGTGCTTCTGCTTGTGGGTCACCTTGTTGTTTGATCTTGCTGATCACTTTAACAACTTCCTCGAAAGGATGCTTTCCCAACACTGCAAGTAGCATGTTAACTTCATTAATTTCAAGTTCAAGTTTAATCATTTTGATTTTTTTCCTATGTTATATTTCGGTACTAGTTCCCATTGGTCTTTCTCTTTAAACGATACGACCTTAATTTGCGACAGAGATGCTTTCTGATCCGCTTGAGAATTATTTAGTATCTTTAAAAGATCCCAATCCTGTAGCAAACCAGCGATTGCATTTCTACGCTCGATATCACCACTAGTGATATTCGATTCTTTACCATCCAGAGCAAACAACTCTTTGAAATGGACGATGAAGTATCTACCCTGCTTATGTAAAATATGGCAGGATTGATATAATTTGTTTTCTTTTCTGGAAGCAATGCCGATTCGAGTAAGTGTTTCTCGAACCTTTAAGAAGTTATCTGGTTCTGGCAATGTCACTTCAAGCATCGACTCTGGTTTCCAGTCGTAATAAATCATTTCGACAGTCATGATTTTCCACCTTTGTATAATTTTTCTTTTATCATAATCAAGTGTTCTTCACTAAGAAGGCTCAATGCATCTTTAGCCTTCTCGCTCGAATACCCAAAATACTCTTTAACAAGTTCGATGGAGTCAGTAGTTGCATCTTTTTTAGACCACTTACTGAAACGCTTCTTCCTTGAAATAATATTTAGGAAAAAAGAAAATTGCTGGTCTTTATCTAGTTCGGGATGTTTGTTCATCTCGTTAGCGTAAAGAACAGTATCGTGGAAATACGAAAGTCCTCTATTTACAATGAATGGTTTATAATCCTTTACAGCCTGTGGGTCTTCAAATAAGTTTTTCTTTGTATCATTTATTGCATTTAAGAAATCAAATGGGCTCATAATCTTTAATTATCCATCGTTGCGCTGCATCAATGGCTTGCTTTTCAGTATGGAAGGTTTCCATCTGGTTTCCACCGAGTTCATTATTAAATGTTACCATGTAGTCATTAGTCATCTGTTTTTCTATAGATGCAGACCTTCCATCTTTTTGATATAGTTCAGTCATTGTAATCCAACTTCCTTCAAATTATCTCTATCAGCAAAGAATCTTTTATTGGAATACTTAGATGCAAGTACTTCCTCTAATTCTTTTTTAGTGCTCCCCTGAGCCATAAAGGTGTTGTTGTCTTTATCATAGGCATAGTAAACATCTTTATGTTTTTCTATCTTTATATCTATTCTGGATTCTTCTATTCGTTCGTGCACACTACTGTCAATGTGCATTAATAGTGCATCTACTTTTTTAGATGCAAAGTTCTCACGTTCTCTCCAGCCCCAGATAAATCCAATAGCAAAAACTACAGCCATGTAAAACAAATGTAGTAATAAGTCCATATATTCCCTTACTTGAATTTGCACTCGACCATAATTTCTGTGAGTGCTGCCATTATATTTAGTTCATGGTCAGCAACGAATGCTCCTTGATATTGATATTTAGCCAAGATCAATACAAGCGCAGGGATGCTATCTGGCATTAGGAAACTCACTGAGTTATCATAAAGTTCTCTAAACAATCCAACTGTATCAGAATCCGAGTTCTTTCCAACCCACTTTCTAGCATTAGTGAAGTCTTTTTCTTTGAGGAATTTGATTAGATCTTTATAGGATTCTTGACTGGTATTGACTAGAATACCAGAGTCGATCTTACCTGAAACACTGTAACGCTGAAGTTCGTTTAGAACCCTACGATAATCTGGGAAATGTTTCGTGACAAGTTCTGCAACTACCTTAGGATCAAACTCAACATTCTCTTGTTTAAGAATCTGTGTTGCACGTTTGAAGAAAGTTCCTGCAAGTAACTGTTTGTCTTTTGGTTCGATCTTAAAATCGATAACTGAACAACGACTGTGGAGTGGTTCAATGATACGATTTTTATAGTTACATGTAAAGATGAAGCGACAGTTGTTACTAAATTCTTCAATGAATGAACGCAGTGCTGGTTGAACTGTATCTGCTTTCATGTAGTCTGCTTCATCGATAATGACGACCTTCTTGGCATCAGTTAATGAAACAGTAGAAGCAAAGCCAGTGATGGCAACTCGGAGAGTCTCCAGCAAACGACCTTCATCTGATCCATTGATCATAAGATACTCTGCACCAACTTCATTACATAGTGCTTTAGCAACAGTAGTCTTACCGACACCTGCTGTTCCAGTAAACATAAATGTTGGTAGTTCGCCTTTAGCGATATACTCTTTAAAAGTATTCTTTAGTGCTTCGGGAAGTACACACTCATCAATAGTCTGTGGGCGATACTTTTCTACCCAAAGAAATTGGTTATCACGGGATTCAATCATATTAAAGTTCTACTGTAAAGTTGTGGAGATTTGATCTAGTCACAAGATCATTCCATTCAAAATTTGAAATGAAATGCCCATGTAGTTTGCTATTCCTTTCTTTTTGAATATAAAGTCTTGTAGAAACTTTACGAAAATCACTATCCTTTAAATTATGTGGGGCAATATCTTGCCTTTCAGATTTAACATAACAGTTACTTCGTAATACATATCTCCAGATAGTTTTTGCATCTGGTTCATCATCACTAACTAAATCTTCTACCCAAAGTTTTTTAAACATCCACTCATTGTTAAGAGTAGATGTCAAAGCAGTTCCTTCATGTTTCATAATATATTCCTTCAATTAACGTCTGTCAAGTTTAACAACAATCCTATTCTGTTCTAATAGTGTCTTGTGTTCGATGTAAGAACCCCTTTCTGTATCATTTAGATATGCATCATACCTTCCGTATGAATCTTTAATAGCACCTTCTCCACTAACTTCTTGTAACTTATTGCTAATGTATTCTCTATCCAATAAACCAAGACCATTCATTACTTGAGCCCAATTTGGAGATTGGAACATATGATACTCGCCCATAAAAAGAGATTGATTCGGTATTGTCTTTTTAAAGATCTCTAAATGTTCCTTGATAAAATCTGTCTTAGTCATCATCTCAGGTAAAGTTCTCCAGAACAAAGTATCATTTCTTTTGGTCATGTAATGTAACTGAACAAAGTCAACAATATTGTCAAAGCACCTAGTGAAGTCTTTATTATACTTCTCTGCGTACTTTCGGTCAAGTTCCCAAAGAGGTAGCAACTTTGCAATGCCAAAAGCCTGTAGGATTGAGTTACCAATACTAGATGCTTCAAGTGGTTCTACAAATGATGCAGAAAGACCAACAGAGATACAGTTGTCAATCCAATATTTGTCTACACGACCAGCATCAAATTTAATATCCTTCGCTACCTTTACTTCTTCAGTATAGAATGATTGTATTTCTTCATGGGCTTTAGTTGCATCAATGAACTCATCACAAAATACATAACCATTACCATACCTTCCTTGAGTAGAAATTCTCCAGTTCCAACCAGAGCCAAGAGCACGTGAAAGTGTATAGGGTTTTAGATCAGAAATATCATTTGTTGGAAATGCTAATGCATGATTCATTGGCAGATATTTTTTATATGAGATCCACTTAGCACCCTGCTTAGAAGAAATCACTCTCTTGAATCCAGAACTATCAATGAAGATATCTGCAACATATTCAATACCAGCATTGTCTATTAACTTAGCAACATCTCCATTTTCTGAGAACATCACTTGATCAATAATGGCATCTGTGAAATTAATACCCTTTTCTTTACACACATCATGAAGAAATTTATTTAACTTCATAGTGTTAAAATGATATTGATTAGTGCTTTGAATACCAGATTGTTGTGTTACAAAGTTGGTATCCAATAGAATATCTTCAGTTGGAATACCTTTATGGATCATAGACTTCGTAAAATTTAGACGTTGACCACTGTCTGTAAACTCATCAAAGAATGGAGGAGACAATGAGTGAAAATAAGATGCACCATCACCATTCCAATTCTCAAATTTGATACCCTTCTTAAGAGCACCATCTGTCTCTCGAATCAATCTGTTGGTATTGATACCACAATAGTCAGTGAATATCTTCCAGTGTTCTGTTGAACCTTCACCAACTCCAATAATACCAATCGCACCAGACTCAATAACTGAGATTTGATACTTCGGAAAGGTAGATTTAAGAATGAGAGCAGTGATTAACCCTGCTGTTCCTGCGCCTAGTACAATTATTTTCTTCATAATCTATCTATTAGACTTCGAAGGTAGAATCTGCCTCAACTGCTACATAATAAACTAAACTACGATTGCTCTTGAAACGAGAAATCTTTTTGCTGGAAATACTAACTTTGTAATCTCCTGGAAGCATCTTTAGATTCTCAACCTTTAAGTTTACCTTAAAGGTTTTGTCAGTTGTTCCAACAACATTACTGAATGCATTTGCAGTCGCATTCTTTTTGTCACCAACATAAACAGTCATCTTTGATCCATCGCCAATAACAGATACGTCTGCTGAACGAGAAACAGAGCCAGACTTGTGAATAAGATTCAGCAATGCAGCTGACATATCAAACTCAATCTCATGAGCAGGGAAAGTAATTTCCTTTGTTGGTGCAGTTAGAACACTTGCATCAGCTGCAAAGAATTTATAACTACCAATACCACCCTGTGAGAAAACTACAGACTTATTGTCTGGACTGAATGTCAACTCTGGGTCATCGAACAAAGACATTGCAGCTAAGAATTCATTTAGATCATAGATGCCAAATGATGGGAATGTTTCTGTGACATCAACATCAGCCATCACGTTTTTCTGGGCTGAGATTGTAGAGAGTTTTGATCCCTCTTTCAATAGAAGATTGCTGTTGATTGTAGCAAAGTTCTTGATCAGTTCGATTGTGTCTTTAGATAATTTCATATTTTCTCCAATTAATAATAACTATGTATAAAAATTATACATTCAAAATCAAAAATAATCAAATTTATTTGATTAAATGTTGAGCCAAAACCATGCAACTGATCCAAGT